GGTTCTTCACCCAACTGGGAGAGTTCTACATTCTTGCTGACCAACTGGGCATCAAGACTAATGAGCTCAGAATCCAGAATGTCGTACTCCACTTGCTTTTCAATAAGTGCGGCCAACAATGAGGACATCATGACTTCATGCTTCTCGTCATGGACGTCCTGGCCACATGCGTGACATTTGTGGTCCTCGGCACTCTTAAGCTGTTGCTCCACACCTTTGACCTGTAGACCTAGCATGTTGCGTGCTTTGAACACATGATCACGGTCACGAGTAATACGCACGATACCGCTTTGGACTTGAGCCCAATCGGTGACCTTGGTGTGCGCTTCTAGTTCCTTCTCGATATCCACCTTCTCCATGGTGGTGATCTGACCAGCAAGCTTCTCGAGTTTCTTATGGTGTTCTTTCTCCCACGTGATGCTACGGAAGTTGAGATCATTGATGTGTTGTTGGATACGATCATTACTGGCCGTGACTGTCTTCATACGAATCTCTTCCATCTTGATGGCATCCCTGACATCCTTGAGAAGGTCTTTGACCTGATCAGCCTTGATGCTTAACTGGGTGATACCCAGTAGCTCTTCGATGATCGCCCGTTGCTCAGGTGGCTTACTGGCAAGGAAGGGTGTGGTCTTCACGTGAAGAGCCAAGATGTGCTTCGCCAGATTGTGAGACATCGTACCGATGCTGCGCTCAATCTCTTTCTGGGTCCACTTGGATTCACCGTGGCTCTCGTCAGTCTCGGGAGAGTTCACGATACCGTCGTCGACGTAGAAGCGGATAAAGTTGGGCTTGCGACCGCGTTCAATCCGGTAGTTCTTACCATCAACGTCGTAGTCGATGGAGACTGCCATGTTCTTTTGGTTGGTCTTATTGACGAGGTTGTCCTTCTTGATGTTTGTCAACGGCACGCCGTAGATCGCAAAGAAGATTGCTTGGATGAGTGTGGTCTTGCCCACACCATTACGTGATCCACCACCACCCTGGTCTAGGTTTTCACCAAGTACCAGAGTGAGACCATCTTGATCTAGGTTCACAGCTTGGGTGACATTACCCACGCTGAGGAAGTTTTTCATCGTTACGGATTTGAAACGGATCATTGGAGACCTCTGTAGAGTTCGATGAGGAGTTGTTTGTCGACAGTCAGGCTGTCGATATTCTTGAGTCCTTCGATGACAATCTGATCCACCGATTGGAATTGAACATCACCACCGAAGTCTTGTTCTTCCTCTTCCTTCTGACCAGGAGTAACATCAACCTTACGGCACTGATATTGTGCAACTAGGGTGTCCTTGATGAATTGAGCTTCCTCATACGTGACACCAAGGTCCGTAGTGATACGGGCGTAAGTGCGCTCAGTCAGATAGTGTTCTGGATCCTCAAGTACTTCACTCATCTTCAGCGTGCGATACTGGGGAGCACCCGGCCATGTCATGAATTCTGGCTCTTTGCCCCATTCCAGGATCATCATGCCACGGTCGTCATCCCATGCATCTGAGAAGTTGTGAGGGAAGGGGTTACCCAGGTAGCAGACTTTGCCGCGTGCTTGGCGTTTATGGAAGTGGCCACTGAAGGCCATGGTCTCGAGACTGTCGAAGTCCTTGACACTGAGGCCGCCGTGATCTGGCATCTCCACCATGGCGTTCATCATGAAGTGTGGAAGCTCATAGTGGCCGAACATATACTTGGACTTGGCTGCATACTCTGGAATCTTCTTCCAGTCGTCGCCCACGAGCCACGGGCAGAATGTCACTCCTCCGACGTGGAGGAAATCATTGATCAGTGTCATACTCTTGAGGTTGCGCCCGATACTCACACTGGAGATTTCACGCTTCTCCTTGTAGTAGAGATCGTGGTTTCCAGGTATGAAGTAGAAGCGCTCAAACTCGCTGGCCACTCGCTCCATGTTGCTCAGGGAGTAGTTGAGTGTGGAGACATGGATGGAGTGGCGGTTGTCATGCCAGTCGCCCGTGAAGATGACGCAGTCAACCTCACGGGCTTTGGCCTGTTCAATGAACCACTTTACGAACGCCTCACAATCCTGATTGTGTTGGCGGTCGTTGTTTTTCTTACCGAAATGGATATCGGTAAAAACGGCTGCTCGCTTGAATAGGGGTTCAGTCATACGACCCTCTTGTTATGGTACTAAACCAGATTATAAGGAACTGGCACCCAGAGAGTCACTATTGGTCTTTGGAGGAAGTGACAAGCTTTTTGGGGCGGCCCCGACCAAAGACCTTCTTGGCAGGTGCTCGTTCTGCTTTGAGTTCTTCAAGTGTCATACCAAGAGCCTCAGCTTCAATGGTCATCTTCTGATCGATTTCATTCTGCAACTGGCGCGTCATAGACGGAGTGACACCATTCTGAATCAGGATGTCATCACGGATGTTCTGGCAACGCTTCTCGAGATTCAGAATCCTCGTAAAAGCATTACTGACCGTCACAGTGTAGTAGGCGAATGGGTTGTCGGAGCGAGATTCGTCAAACTGCAATCCCACGGCGCTGAGCTGTAGAAGTGCTTGGCTACGCATCTCGTCAACGTATGTATAACCACGCCAGTTCGCGCGTTGGCTGTAACGCTCTACCAATTTCATGAACATCAAAGCTAGTCGGTTGGAAATCTTACCGTGCTCTTGAGAGAATTGACCGTTACCCAGACCGTCTTTCCAGTGTGATCGACCCACTTCAGTGGCATTGCCCTGACCATCCACGCAATAGTGCTTGAACGGAGGGAAGATCAACTTGGTGTAGCGGTCTGCTGTGGTCTTGGGAATCTTAACCCGACCAGGCATCTCGGGAATGTGTTCATAGGTATTGACGCGCCATACAAGGTCCTCGATAGCAATGCTCTCGGGATCTACCAGGGCGACTTTGATTTGATGGTTCTTGAGGCCCTTGAGCTTCTGAGCTGCTTTGTCGGCCTGCATCATGCGAGTCGCACGCTTTGAGCGTGCCTCGGCAATTAGCTCTGGGGTGACTTCGTCGAGACTGTCGACGATGAAATCATATTGTTTGTGGTGGGGTTCTAGGTAGTAGGAGAATGAATTCTTGGACTTATGGATCTCACTGAGGAGTTCCTTGTTGGTTAGGTAGTTCACTTTTGGGGTGACTGTCATTGGTATCTGCCCTTTCTTGTTTTATTATTCGGCAGTTGGAATATATTGCCCTCTCGGAGTGGTTTGTCCGATACTTGCAATATACTCAGAGTATGATACTCTGAGTTGTCGCGTCAATTCAGAAGCGACATCAGATGTCGCTATAGCCTTGACTGGATTGAACTATAACGCGAATATCGCACCAGAGTTCCCCAGTATGTTAACTACAGTGTTTACACCTGCCATAAATACGGGAGAAGACTGATGAAGCCTGTTGTCATGGTCGTAGGACGCCTAAATCCTATCACTGATGGTCACAGAGTTCTCGTTGAGCTTGCGGAGAAAGAGGCCCTGAAGATTGGCGGCCAGGTTATGGTGTTCATCGTTGACGGCGCTCAGTCGGGTAAGGATAAAGCCAAGAATCCCCTCAGTGGAGATTCCCGCCTGTCCTACTTCAAAACCCTCTTCCCGGGAGTTCATGTAGACCTTGCCAGTGGTGCATGGGAAGCTCTCGAGATCATCGATGTTCAGGGGCTCAAACCAGCTCTCTGGATCGCGGGTAGTGATCGGTCTTCCAAGTACCAAGGCATTCTAGACTTCTATGGTCTGGGTGGCAAGGTTCTTGCAGTTGATCGCGAGGCAGGTGAAGCAGATGGCGTGAGTGCCACAGCGGCACGCAAAGCGGCGCTGGAGGGTAACTGGAAGGTCTTCAAGACCCAAATGCCCAAAGGTGCCTCGGATGTACTCCTCGTGGATCTTATGAATGAGATTCGCAAGGAGACCCACAATGCCCACGATGAGTTGGAATAGACAGCAATATGAGAGTCTAATGGCCAGCCATGAGGCGAAGCCGGATGGTAGATCTTTGGTTCAGTTTCATTTGGATCTTGCTCGTGACAATTATCATCAAGCCAATCAGAGATGGCAGAGCATTGAACGGGAAATCTTAGAAGTTCTAAGACCGCCACGAGCATCTAACTGGCAGAGCCGTATTGACGTTTTGGAAAATAACAAGGAGATGGCGGTCTCTCAGGTCTCTGCTTATGGTGAAATGACGCTCATAGCTGAAGGCGCGATGGTCAGGATACAACGTAGGTTGGATCAGGAGCGCCGTGATCGAGAAGCACGGGCGGCAGTAGTTCCGCCTCCTCCACCAGAGCCTGCAACGACAACCACGGTTGCTCCCAATGCTACTCCTACATTGAATGCTGACGGCTCGGGTACCGGACCGATCATGGCTGATGCGGCTGATGAGGCAATGATGCGCCGGGCGCAGGGCACATTTATTGGGGATGATTCTTCTCCCACGGGCTATAGAAACCAATTCACAGGTGAACCTGGTACTCCAACTCTAGACGGAGAAACGGCTGAACTAGAAGAAGTCATTGTTGAATCTAGTTCAATAGCCATTGCTCCTACGGACCACCGGGTCCGTGTTAAGCCTTTGAATGCCGAGGATTTTTATGGTTCAACCACTGAATCCAATACCGAGGAACAGGCGAATGATGGGCATTTGTTACAACTGATCAAAGAAACCAATGGTGTGATATTCCCCTATACTCCGAGTATCACATACGGACACCAAGTCAATTATAGCTCAAGTGCACCGGTTCATGCCAACCAGGATTATCAATTCTACAACAATACTCCCTCGGTTCAATTCCAAATTTCTGCAAAATTCACAGCGCAGAATACCCGAGAAGCACAATACCTTCTGGCTGCCAAACACTTCTTCCAAACGGCTTCAAAGATGCGCTTCGGTGAAGATGATGAAAAGCGAGGCCTTCCACCTCCCATCCTGGTATTCAGTGGCTATGGAGATTTCATGTTCAACAACTTACCCGTGATCATGACTAACTTCACCGTAGATCTACCCGATGACCAGGATTATGTTCAAGTGGATTTATTGGACGCGACATCATGGGTCCCGGCTATGATGACATTCCAACTCACGTTCATCGTTCAACAGACTCCCAAGAAACAAAGAGCCTTTAATTTTGATAGGTTCGCAAGTGGTGAGCAACTCAAAGCAAGGGGATGGATCTAATGTCCAAGATTGCATATTCAAAGACGTCACCATATCACAAAACCAAACAAGCTAGTTGGTTTCTGAGTAATCTGGAACTTCGTGATATTCCACCACATTCAAGTGATCGCATCATAACCATTGAGAACAAACATCATGAAAGGCCTGATCTTTTGGCCTTCGATCTTTACGGTAACTCAGAGTATCTTTGGGTCTTCATGATTCGTAATCCTAATGTGATTAAGGATTACATCTATGATCAGAAGGCAGGTAAGAGAATCTTCGTCCCTACTCTAGAGCGTCTTATTGCGATACTAGCCAGCTAATTCCTAATTTTAGATTAGCCAGAGCCTTTCGTTATACTCGCGAGCTATCATTTATATCCCACGTTAATGCCTAGCTAAATATCAGCAACTAATTTGGGGATTCCATGGTAGACGGTACAGGACAGACACCAGAGCAGAGAGCTGCTGAACTGGAAGCTGCAAAGCAGGTGGCTATCCAAGAAGCGATAGCACGATTCAATCAACGGCAAGTTGACCGCGATCGGGCAACCACCGCACGGATAGCTGCAATCAATGGAGCGACCACCGCAGACCAACTAGCCGCTCTAAACCGACCTGTGACCGTTGTCCCACCATCTCGCACCGAGGGTGATTTAGAAGAGCCAGTACAAGATGAAGACCTCCAAGAGGAATCAGGCGACGCTTCACCATTGATAAGTGGTACTAATCCCGATGGAAACTCAGACACTCTATTCACCCCCGAGCCCAATCTAATGAGTGGGATCTATCAACCCACCTATTACTTCAAACTATATGTACTCAATGATCTAAATCCCAGTGAAGACAACCAAGTCGTCATTGCTGAGACTGGGTTGACCGCACTGAACATCACAGAGGTCAAAATTGACGGTATCGTGGGTCCCAATATGCGGACCCGAAACTCGATGGCCACTAACATCACTATACGGTTAAGTGAGCCTTTTGGTATGAACCTGCCCGATCGCCTGGTCTCCGCCGCCCGCCAGCTCAAGATTAAGAACTACCTTAAGACTACCTTTATGCTTCGTCTTAGGCTGCAAGGCTACGCAGAGTCTGGTCGTGCCGTAGAGATCGGTGAGGGATGGTGTTGGCGCATCATGATCATCGACATCAAGAGCAAGGTTAGTGAGCAAGGGGCCGAACACACCATCTCAGCTATTCCGTATCCTGAAATAGCCCTACAGGACCGTAACGGTATTCTTCCAACCAACATCACTGTTGATGGCGACACTGTGGGTGATATTCTGACAAACATGGCCACCAAGATGAATGAGTATGTGAAAGAAGTTCACGGCTTTGACTTCATCACTTATGAATTCATAGATGTTCCCTACCCCGAGGGCTCGGGTTCTCCAGTAGCTCGTCCTTTCGAGCAATCGGTTAAAACATCCTTGATGAATGAGGAGAGTGAGCGCTCAGTCGGCCCCAATGAAAAAGTTCGTGCCCAATTCAGTCAGGGCACTGACATCCCAAGTATTGTGGATACTGTCTTCAGTGCCAGCGAAGGAGCAGTTTCGCTGGGAACTTTAGAGCGTAGCATTACTGTTCCAATAGAGGGAAGCAACATCGAAGCCAAACCCACCTCTATTATGCACCGTGTAGAGACTTACGTCGATGCTGTAAAGTTTGACCCCATCTATGGTGATTATCAGAAGAGGATCACCTTCGTGATCCGACCATACGAGACAATGCGAATCCAAAGCGGTCTCAAGAGTGCTGCTGATCCCGCCATGGGGGCTCAAGAGAAGATACAGCATGCCATCAAGCGTGCTTTCTTGTGTAAGCAATACGATTACATTTTCACCGGTCTGAACACCGAGGTTGAGAAGTTTGATATCGAACTTAACTTCCGCTGGGCCGTGAGCGCGCCTATGCTCTATCAGGGAGGCGAAGGAGCAACCACTCCCAACTACAGCAATGCCACCCTTCCACGCCACGTCAAAGACGTATCGTATCCTGTAGATCCACAACAGCGCAGATCCGCCATTGAGGAGCTTCGTAGTCAGCGAAACAACCTTTGGGGTGTTCTACAGAACACTGACACCACCGTGGTTACCGAAGAGCAAAAATCGACGGCTAGAGTGGAGTATGAACGTCTAACCGCGCAGGAGCGAGAGCTCATTCTCGCAACTCGCCGTGATGGACAACAGCGCCTAGACCAGTTACAAGGAGCGGAGGAATTCGAAGATTCTGAAATCATTCTTGCAGAGGATCTAGATCCAGAAATGAGCGTAGTTCATCCAATGACAGTAAGCCGCTCCTCTGAAGATCCAAGTATTCAAAGCGGTGTTGGTATGCCCAATTATCGCACTGGTACAAAGAGCGTCTACGGCACGCTTCTGAATCAGCTCTATGGTAGTTTTGATGGTAATCTTCAAACTCTCTCATTGGAAATCAGAGGAGACCCCTATTGGTTGGGCCCAGATCCCACACCGATGGGAAACTACAGGATGCTAGAAGCCGCTGAAGTGGCTAGTCGCTACGGTCCGAGTGTTGTAGAAACGCCCAACCTTATGAATGGAGAGCACATGTTCGCCTTCAACTTTGGTCTTCCACAGGGCTTCGACGAAAGCACTGGGTCGGTCAGTCTCAATAATGACGAGACATACAGTGGTTTCTATGCCGTGACGCAGATCGAACACACCTTCTCGCAAGGTAAGTTCACACAGAAGCTTGAGGCATTCCGAATTCCTGGCATCGCGCTCAGCGATCTTAATCAAACCACTGAAGCCGCAGAATCGCAGGACCCTGGTGATCTAGATCTCAACAATGAACCAACACCGACGGTTCCCACACCCTCGCAAGTTCCAACCACATCAACGAGATTTAACCCACCAGCCATCGACGGTTCACTCGATGGCTTCAATGAGGATAACATATGAGTACGGCCCGTCGTTCCGTCCATTCACCCAAGGTCTATCAGGGCCAACCCGAAGGACGCGTCAATCTCTATAACCAAACATACGTTGGCTTCGTAAAAGCGGTCGATGATGAAACCTACATGGGTAGATTACGGGTTTGGATTCCTGAGATTCACCCCAATACATCCACATCATCGACCGATGCCGACAATGCAGAGAATTGGATTACAGTGAACTATTGCAGCCCCTTCGCTGGTGCCACGTCAATCGCTGGCAACGTCAAGGATGGCAAAGAATACAAAGAAAGCCAGATGAGCTACGGTTGGTGGGCAGTGCCTCCCCACGTGGGTAACGAAGTTGTGGTGATCTTTGCAAATGGTGATCCCACTCGTGGTCTATGGATCGGATGTCTCTTCCAGCAACGCATGAATCATATGGTTCCTGGTTTGGCCAGTAGTGCATCGCATCAAGAAGGGGAAGACGGTATCAACCCACCTACTGTTGAGTACAACAAAAAGGACGAATCACAGGCCGTCTCGGACGATCCCATGCGTCCTCGCTTTGATCCATTGCATGATGGCTTCTTGGCTCAGGGTCTATATACCGACCCTCAACGTGGGCCTTCTGACAGCAGCGCCCGTCGTAATGTCAGCGTAAACACGAATGAGAGTGGAGCCGCGGTGGCTAGCGTAGAAGCAAGTCATGTCTATGGCTTCTCCACACCTCGAGGAAACACGGTTCACGTCGACGACAATCCCGAGAACGAATTCATCCGTCTACGGACTCGTTCGGGAGCTCAGGTTCTCATCAATGAGACAGTGGGTTATGTCTACATGATCAGCAAGAACGGTAACAGCTGGTTCGAGATTAGTGATGAAGGAATTAACGCATTCACGACACGAACCTTCAATGTTCGTGCCATGCAAGGCACAAATCTCCATACGGAGGGCAACACCACGATCAACAGTGTGGGAGGCACCAATATGACTGGTAGCACGGGTAGCTTCCAAGTGGCTGGGGATCTAGATATTGTGGTGCCAGGAAGCTTCCGCGTCAGCACTGCGGGTAGTATTCACTTGAATTCCATGGGAGACATCAACCTTACATCGGCTGGTAATTCCAGCGTCTTGAGTTCTGGTACTCTGGCCCTGCAGAGTAGTGGCGCGCTAGGTGTAACGTCGTCGGGACAATTGTTCCTCAATGGTTCAAAGGTTAACACCAACGGAGGTGCGGGTCCGGCCGCGACCCAAGCTGAAGGAGCAACGGCTCCAGAACCAGAATCACATCACGATATCGAGGTCAACCAAGCAGCTGGTTATCCTGATATGGCAACGGGCTCGACCGTCGGCGTTCTTCCAACTCACGAACCTTGGCCAGGCCATCCTAGATCAGAAACACCACCGGACGATATTGCTCCTAACCCAAATACTTCTGGATCTCAATTAGAATCGGCACCTAACGTGCCAACACCCGAGGGCGGTGCTGACAATGAGGATGGCACCACCCCACCGCCCCCTGATGGCGAGGACCGAGGTTGGATGTATCCAATTTCTGGTAGAATCACCAGTCGTTCAGGTAAGATTCGAACTAAGTCAGGTGGTGGAACTAGACCCCACAAAGGAGTGGATATTGCGGCACCTATTGGCACGCCTGTATATGCAGCCAAATCAGGTGTGGTGGTCGATACATTCCAAGGTAGGTTTGGAACTAGAACAACTCGACGAACAGGTGGTAGTGGAGGTCAAGGCAGTGGCTATGGAACAGCTCTTTGTATCAAGCACGACAACGGCCTAGTTACTCTCTATGCCCATATGAACAGCCTAAATGTCAGAGTGGGTCAGAGCGTACAACAGGGACAAGTGGTTGGTACGAGTGGTAGAACAGGAATCGTGAATAGCCAACCCCACCTTCACTTTGAAATTCTACGAAATCGCTACATGGGACAATGGCTGGTCGTGCATAGCTTTCTGCCTAAATGTGGTAGAGAGGGCGGTACGATTGTCGGCAGAGAACGCACATAAGAAAGGGGAGGGCATCACTGCCCTCCCCGTTTGCGTAGCGGCCCACGCCCTCGCCCTACACCGGGGACCTTGGATCTAGTCCTTGTCCCTACCACATAACCAGAGTATATACTCTGGTTATGTAGCGTCAACCTTTGTTTTGATCCCCTGGATGGGAGTCATGTTCCGGTTGGCGCGGAGCATGTTAATGAACATCGCACCTTGTTCAATCGCGTCATCGATAGCCACGTGAGTGTGCGGCAGATCATCGAACCATTCACTGGGCATTCTACGCTTGCTGCAGGATTGGAACGTGCCTTTGGCCATCTGAGCCCACGCAAAACTCTTGACGTCGATGACTCTGCTGAAGCTATACGGGTTCATATCTAGGTATTTGATACAATACCAGTCAATCCATTTGAAATCATAGGCTGCCGGATAGCCCACGAACACCGGAGTACCAGGAAGCGTGGCGAGCCACGCCACGTATGCGGCCATTGCTTCTGCGGGATCTTGTAGATTCAACCTAGTGATCTGATAGGCCGCCTTGTTGGCAGCCGATTCGTTCCAAAACGCTGTGGTATCGGGATGAGGTAGAGCACCGGGCATGAGCGCCAGGTTGGCCTCAAACGTACCCAATAGGTTCTTCTCAATGTCAAAGGCAGCGGTCGCGAAGCTCAGCATGTTGGAGATGCCCGGTGCCTTGCCGTCGGCTTCTACGTCCGTCATGCAGTATATTTCTTGTTTGGCCATACGCTCACTCATCAAGCAAGTCCTTGGATTTGTCGGACTTGATTCGATCTTCCGGAACGTCAATCAGTTTCTTCTTACTGTCCGGTTTGATAACCTTAGGTGCAGGACGCTTCTTATCCACAATGTCGAGGACAGGAAGCTTGCTGATTGCAGGAGGTATGTTCTGTGCAGCAACGCCAAGAAAGCTGCGCGGCGTAGTTTTCTTTTTCACATTTACCAGTATGGACTCTGGTAACATCTATGTCAAGAAAAAGCCTGGTCCAATCCTCAAACAGGGGGCTGGACCAGGCTCATGACAGCAAATCTTACTAGATTGCCGTCGTGAGTGGCGTGGGGGCGAATCCGACCACTCATAAGATAAACGCGAACACTGCAAATGAGTTGCAGTTAACAGTGTATTTTATAGACCCGCTAAATATGGAAAAGCGGAGAAACATCATGCGCAGACTTTTTGTAGGTTTCAGCAGCCAAGACTCACGAGGCAGCAACAAACTCTATGATCTTCAACTGGTTAACAGAGATCTGTTGAATCATTTTCACACCCGCAAGGGTGAACGTCGCATGATGCCCACGTACGGTACGCGCATCTGGGAACTCCTATTCGAACCTTTCACCCCTGCACTCAAAGATGAATTGATCCGAGACGCCACTGCGGTTGTTGAAGCTGACTCTCGCGTCCAGCTACTCTCCATAGAAGTCAAAGAACTGACCCATGGTATCAAAATTGAAATGCAACTCAAATACGAACCCTTGGATGTCATCCAGCGCTTTGCTGTTGATTTCGACAAGCGTTCGGCTGAACGGAGTTAATCATGAGCATCAAGCAATCAGAGCTCTTCGCGGGTAACAGTTGGACAGCAATCTATCGTGCTTTCACGGAGATCAATTTCAACGCCTTTGACTTTACTACCATCCGTGCTGCGATGATCGACTATATCAGGCAGAACTATCCCGAGGATTTCAATGACTGGGTGGAGAGCAGTGAGTTCATTGCTATCTTGGACCTATTGGCTTACATGGGTCAAAGTCTTGCCTTTAGGATGGACATCAACGCCCGTGAAAACTTCATGGACGTGGCTCGCCGCCGCGAGAGTGTTCTCCGCCTAGCGCGTTTCCTCAGCTACAGCGTTCGACGCAACTATCCTGCTCGTGGCCTAGTCAAACTAACCGAGGTGCGAACCACCAACGACATCTATGACTCTATCGGCCGCAATCTCAATAACCAGACAATTCGTTGGGATGACCCTACCAATCCTGATTGGTTCGAGCAATGGATACTGGTACTCAACGATAGTTTGATCGGCACCAATCCGTTTGGTACTCCTTTGAAGAGTGCGATCTATGATGGTGTTCAGACGCATCTCTATCGTATGTCTAGTCAAACTAACAATGCCGGCACCTACCCATTCACATCTTATGTAGATAACCAGAGTGTTCGATTTGAAGCTGTGAATGCTGACTTTGATAATCAGGTTGGATTCAAGGAACAAACACCAAACCCACAGAATCCCTTTCACATCATCTATCGCAGTGACGGCAATGGAAATTCCAGTCCAGACACTGGATTCTTCCTATACTTCAAACAAGGAGCCCTGCAGTTCAATGATTTCCTGATCAACGAACCTCGTGAAAACCGTACCATTATGATCCCCACCTCAAATATCAATGAGCTTGATGTATGGGTACAGAGTGTCAGCGATAGTGGTCAGATTCTGAGTAAGGGGGATTGGACGCGAGTTGGATCTGTTCCCACAGATAACGCCACCAAGGTAGTGTTGAATGGTGACAACGTGACCTACAATGATATCAGTCCTGACATTCAGAATATCTTCCAAGTAGTCACGCAAGAAAATGATCAAATCATGCTCCGATTTGGTGATGGAAGATTCGGTGATATTCCCACTGGCAACCTTCGAGTTTGGTATCGTGTGTCGGCAAACTCCAATCTAACCATCCGTCCCGATGACATACAAAACGTGAAGATCAATATACCCTACACGTCCAATAGTAATTCCTCCCGTCGCATCACCTTCTCAGTATCGCTGAAGGGAAATGTAGACAACGCTCTTCAGAGCGAGGGGAATGAGGACGTCCGCCGCCGAGCGGCCCTGGTAAACAAAACCCAGGGTAGGATGGTAAGCGGCGAGGACTACAACACTCTTCCCGTCTCCACCAACCTAGCTGTGAAGATCAAGGCCGTAAACCGAACCTACTCAGGACAGTCCCGCTACCTAGATCTTAACGACCCAACGGGAACCTATCAGGACACCAACGTGTTCGGAGATGATGGTTGCTTGTACATCCAGGATGGCAATTCATACAGTGAAATTCCATTGTCGGGGAATCCGACCTCACAGGATATCAGTGGTCGCTACATTGCACCTCTTCTGTTGGGTACTGAAATCCGAGACTACCTGGTGGACCAGTGGCGCCGGGGTACGCCGGCCTCGCCACTCTATGATTTCCTCTTTGCGAACGGCACCGTGACATGGCAGAGTCTTCCCAGTGAGGTAGCGTTTGGTAACGCTGGTGTGATCAAGCGTACTGGTACGGCTATCAAGCTAGGAAGTGCCGCCACTAACCAAAATGCGCCAGAGGCAGTTTTGACCAAGGGAGCAATGTTGAAGTTCCGCAATGCCGGATGGGCAACCATCGTGAATATCACTGGCGATGGTGACGGTGTTCTCTCCAATGGACGTGGTCAAGTACTGGTCAATGAGGAAGTTCAAACGGGCGACATCATCGATGCCATTCTTCCTGCGTATGTTAACCAATTCAGCCAAGTCAGCGCCGCCCGTCTGGTGGCCCTACTGGATGCTAAGAGAAGTTTTGGTATTGGCTACGACTTCAAGACTCTTGACTGGTATTTCATTGAACCATCGAGTCTCAACGGCCAGGGTGAGTATATTCTACAGACTCGTGGAACCGACAACGATTCCAGTTGGATGATCAAGTGTGAATACAGTACGTTGAACTGGCGTGTGACTTCTAGGGGACTTCAGTACGTCTTTGAAAGTGAAAAGTCCTGTAAATTCTTCTTCGTCAATGGATACAAGGGTGTGGATCCACAAACTGGCCGCGTATCCAACGATCTCATCAAGATCCTCAAGGCCAACAGTCTCAGTGCTGACGTTCCCTTCAACCTAGAGAAAACCTACAACTATGGCGATGGCTTCATGGAGCCTCGTCGGGTATTCTTGAGCTTCTTTGACAGTGACATCGACGGCCAAGCTGATAATCCGGAATCATTCAGCACGGTCGTGGCTGCTGATGCTTTGGTATTTCACCAGCGTAAGATTGATGTCAATGGTTACGAGTACTACGAACTCATGGATGTTCCTGTGGGGAACCGTTGGATCAACAATGGTCTTGCGCCTACTCTTGGAGTGGGAGTGGTGGGTTACCGAGTGCCGGCCATAGGAGACAAGAGCAAGGGTGTGTTCTACCTGGGCACCAGCGACGGCAATCAGATTGTAAACGATCCATTGATCTATACGGCTCATTTGGGTCGTCGCGGGCTCGCATTCCAGTGGAAGCACTACGCTCCTAGTGATCATAGGATTGACCCATCCATCAGCAACATCGTTGATCTGTTCGTATTGTCTCGTGAATACAGCGATCGCATGACCACTTGGCGTAATTCCAATGGCGAACTCTTGGATATGCCCAAGAGCCCAAGTGAACGCCAACTACGACTGAACTTCAGTGAACTTGAGAAGTTTAAGATGTTCAGTGACGAGATGGTGTGGCGTCCTGTTAAATTCAAGATTCTCTTCGGCCCCGCTGCCGACCAGGAACTTCGTGCGAAATTCAAGGTAGTAAAAGTGGCCGGAACAACCATGAGTGATGGCGAGATCAAGAGTAAGATTGTGGAATTCGTACGTGATTATTTTAATGTTGATAATTGGGACTTTGGTGAGACTTTCTACTTCACCAATCTAGCGAGTTACATTCACCGTAGACTAAGTACCTCTGTGGCCAGTGTGAACATAGTTCCCACCGGCGAGAATCAAGCGTTCGGTGCGCTCTTTGAAGTCAGGAGCCAACCAGATGAACTCTTTTTCACCACCGTGCAGGTGAGTGACATCGAGATCATACCGGCGAACACCCAGACGAGCCTAAGGATCAAATAATGGTAGACAACCTACCCTCTTCCTACAAGTTCAATCCCAGGATTCTGGATCAGAATCCAGGTGAAAAGCGAAGGATAATCAAACAGCTTCCTGGAGTTCATCAGACCGAAAGTCTTACCAAATTCTTTGGTAGTACGGTTGATCACCTGTTCAATCCAGGCGAGGCCCGACCATTGAATGGTTATGTGGGTCAGTATCCAGTGTGGCATGATCCCAAGCAGGATCACTATCTCGAGGAACTGAGCCGCTTGCGTTCGTTCTATCAACTCGAGAGTACAATGGTCAGCAAGAGCCCAGATGGAGAAATTAACTCTACTCTGTTCTACACGGATCTGATCAACCAGTTGCGCTTCCAAGGAAGCCTTGTGAATAATCATAACCGTTTGTTTGAGCAAGAATTCTACACATGGTGTCCTCCCATTGATCTAGATAAACTCATCAACTTCCGCCAATACTACTGGGTAAATAGCGGCGTGTCCGCTCTATCCATTATCGGCCCCAAGGAAACTTTTGTGGGCGATGGCGTAACGACTCAATTCGACCTTCCTCTGTTGGAAAGTGGAGAGAGTGACTTCTACAATGTGGTCACGCTCGATGAAGAACAGATCAAAGTCAAAGTTGATACCTTCACCTACGTGTTGGGTAATGGTACCTCAAACAATACCTTCACCTACGACGATACCACGAAGAAGGTTACACTCTTCCCCGCTCCTGCGATTGATGCACAGGTAACGGTCTGGGTCAGTAGTGATTTGGATCAGTATGTGTTGGGACGTAACTCATTGAGTTACGATCCTGAGAGTCTAGGCGATGTCGTACTATCAAGCAACCAACGCATCACCATCACCAATGATGTCAATCCCACCTACAACGGTAAGACATTCATCGTTGAAGGAGTGGGTAGTCAGATTGAAATCATCGAGGATACAGGTGGTGACCTAGATCCACAATATCTCGTCATGGCACGTGGTTGTAATGACAAGAATCCTTGGAGCACAGGGAACCGCTGGTTCCACAAGGACACCATTAAAGCAGACGAACTCGTGGACCTTAAGGCCAATGTTGCTACTAGGCCCATTGTTGAATTCGTACGCGACCTAAAGCTTTTCAAGTACGGCACGCATCGACGTGATGATGTGGATCTGGTATGCGATGGTGTGACTGACGTAATTGGTAGTATCCATGATCGTGCCACGGCACTGGACATCATCGACGGTGTGACTCTGAATGTACAGTATGTGATTGACAATGCGGTGAACATCTCATCGCCCAGCCTACGTCTTCTCATCAATAGTGACTTGAATGAGGCTGTGAATAGCCGCATTTACCTCGTCACCATTCTGGACAATAAACTCCGACTATCACCGGAAACGGATGGTCTTGACGTAACGGGTAATCCCGAAATTGGTGAAGTCGTCAAGGTCAAGAGCGGCGATAAGTTTGCCGGCAAAGAACTTTACTTCGATGGTGTGAGTTGGTTAGAAGCTCAACTGAAGACACAGGATAACCAATTCCCACTCTTCGAACTATTCGATTATGATGGCGTGAGTCTAGCTGATCCGGAAGTCTACCCAGGTTCAACCTTCCAAGGAAGCAAACTCTTTACCTATCAGTTGAACACCAGTGGTTCACGTGCGCTAGATAGCGTGCTGGGTTTCCGAACTGTTCATGATAAGACTGGTCAGTTTGTATTCCAAAACTATCTCGCGACTGAGACCTTCCAGTATGGGCAGACCAGTGACCTTCAGACAATCAAAGGTTTCTACTTCAACAAGACAAGTGGGTCAACTCCCAAGCTGAGCAATGATTGGTACAAGGCAGACTATACGTCTCGTCAGTCCATTGTGGATCGGTTCCTTGTCAAAGACGGCAATGGCATCTTTGAAATCAGCCAAGAGCCTGCGTCTGAAATAGACAATACTCCTGCGATGATCACAGTCACCCGTGGTCGTCAGAACAGCGGTGGTGAATATCAGAATCTCAATCTGGAACGCTACGTGGACTTCTTCCTCAGCGATCGCACTCTTGTAGTCAATGAGGTACAGGACGGCGACATCATTGAAGTCAAATCCTTCAACCCTCTGAACCCGCCTCTAAACGCACAGGGCTTCTACGAGGTTCCGCTCAACCTACAAGCCAACCCTGACTACGAGGAGATCTCCACTCTGGCGAAGGGTGATTACTATGTCCAGTTCGCAGATATCATCGCTAACCAGCCTGACTTCCAAGGTGCGGTGTACGACGCAAATAATTGGCGCGATTCCAGCCAGCAGCGTTTCCGTGGCACTCATATCATTCAACACTCAGCTGGCCTGTTGAAGACCATGCTCTTGAGTGCGCGAGAGAATCTGGACCTTATGTCTAGCATCCGTTTCGTGGAAGCTGAATACGCCAGGTTCCGAAGCAAGTTTGAACAGAAGATCACAGAATTCCTGACCAACGGTCGTCTGGGAAATCAAGATCCACTTGATACTTGGGTTGACACTGCCTTGGAAGAGATCAACAGGGGCAAGACCAGCAGTTTTGCTTTCTACTATTCAGGCGTGGGTATCACGGAGGATCATCCCCTACCCACCTACATACCCGCGACGGCAAGCTATCTAGGTGTTCACAACCTTTATGTCCCTAAGGTTATCTCGGACACCACCCTGGTCAATCCTCAGTATTTCCTTCAAGGTCACGATGGTAGTCTCACACTCCTGTATGGTGACATCAGGGACTACGTTCTGTTGAATCTGGAGAAGAGGATCTATGAATCCACAACAGCTAGTGTGCGCACCGTTGAGCGTCCCGTCTTCGATGTAAGCCAGTGGGTCAGTGGTTGCTTCAGCACTTCCAGTTATTCGTACAATGAATTCCTCAGCCTTCTTCAGCCAGGTTTTGAGCGCTGGGGTAGTGCCAATGGATTGAACTACCGAACGAACGACACCTTCGATATCGAGGATCCAATGACTTGGAATTGGAGCTCTGTGACCAACAAGATCACAGGCAAACAACTCCAGGGCCACTGGCGCGGAATCTATCAGTATGTCTACGACACTGATCGCCCGCATACTCATCCATGGGAGATGCTTGGATTCAACAACGAACCCACATGGTGGACCAATCGTTACGGCCCTGCCCCTTACACGAGCAACAACCATATTCTATGGGGTGATCTGGAAGCGGGCCGTATTTTCGCAGGTGCTCGAAGGGGAATCAATCCTCGTTATGCACGAGTCAATCTCCGTAACTATCTGCCCGTGGATTCAAGTGGTAAACTCGTAACACCTTATCAGGCCAACCTAGCAGAAAACGAGCCTACCATGGGTGAAGCTCGTGCAGATTGGGCATGGGGCGATGGTAGTCCAATCGAAACTCTATGGCGTCGCAGCACGTGGTTCCCATATTCCATAGCGCAAGTGGGATACCTTATGAAACCCGCAATGTTCGTAGAAATGTCGTGGGATGCTAAGAATGTCACCAAGATCTTCTTGGGTAGCGATAACGAACAGGTAGTTAACGGTGCGGCTAAGCAACGTAGCAAATCCTCCGATCTTGCCGTGCATGGTGAACGTGACGAGGATGGTAATGTCGCCCAATTGATAGGTATCCAGCAATGGATCAGTGACTTTTTGATCAACCGAGGCGCAGATGTCACAGAGAACTTTGGCAATCTTGTTCGAGGCCTTGGGGTTCAACTGGCGTACAAGATGGGTGGCTTCACCGACAGTTCAACTCTCAATGTGGTAACAGATTCCTTTGATCGAGTGCCCAATGAGGACGTGACGGTTCAGATGTACCGCTCACCTAGCATTCGAGAAGAATTCTATAGTGGTGCCATTGTGGAATGGTCAGGTCAGGATTGGAAGGTCTTTGGCTATGATGTTCTGAACCCATACTTCAAGATCCTTCGAGCAGATCCCAATTCTGGCGCCATTCAAATCAACAGTGGAGAACGTCTGGCCAAGATCAGCCAGTGGCGTGCTTCAACATACTACGTCGTAGGCACATTGATTCAACGTGGTGACAATTTCTACACCTGCGCGAAGACTCATACTTCGGGCAAGACATTTGAGAACGAGTTCTGGACTCAGATGAGTGAACGTCCTCGTATCGCTGTCAACGGCGTGGCTTGGTATCTTGAGGGTGAAATCGGTGCCCTCGTGGAGCAGATCCCGTATGGTTCCTCTTTCAAGACCATTCAGGAAGTCGTAGATGTGTTGAATGGATACGATCGTTACCTAAGAGGCCAGGGTTGGATTTTCGATCACAGCACCGATGGTATTGATATCTCGGACTGGCAGGATAGTGTTAAGAAGATCCTCATCTGGCAGGACAACTCTTTGAATGCTGGTGATTTCATTGCTGTGAGTCCGGCGGCATTCTCCCTAAAATACCGCAGCACGCACGGCACTATTCAGACAGTGGAACGTGTAATCAACGGCATTTACGCAATCAACGACAGATTGGGCCAACCCATTGATGTTCGATCCACCAATGTGGTGCGTGCAGATGATGAGATCACGATCACACCATTCGAAGTGGCCGGCGGTATCTTCGGAGTACGTCTGTATGTGAGTGAACTAGAACATATCATCATTCTCAACAATCAGACGATCTTCAACGACACCATCTACAACCCACTGCTCAATATTCGTCAACCGCGCGTTCGTCTGCAGGGATATCGCAGTGAGAATTGGCGTGGTCGCATCGATGCTCCTGGTTTCATTGTAACGGACAATCGCATCGTCCCAAACTTTGAACGAGCAGCAGATGATTTCCGTAGGATCTTCGATATTGAGGGTCTTGAGAACAAGGACCTACAAGAACGTGGACGTGCTAATCTGGGCTACGCGGAACGTGATTACTTGACCAACTTGATGCTGACTCCTACGAACCAGTTTGAGTTCTATCAGGGTATGGTTCAACAAAAAGGCACGAGTTCCGTTATGGAGAAATTGCTACGAAGCAATTTCATCCGAAACAACAAAGGTCTCAAGTTCTTCGACGAGTGGGCGGTTCGCGTGGGTGACTATGGTGGCGCGGAAGTTCTACCCAGCCTAGACCTCAAACTCCAGCAAAAGGAATTCCATAACAATCCACAACTCATCGAATTCCAGAGCTATCAAGTTGATGATGTGCGAGAGATATCCTTTGAGATTCAAACGGGTTTCTCCAACCTTCCAGTCTTGGGTTCTCAGAAGTACTTTGAAGTATGGAGTCTACCACAAGCCACTGAGCTCTTGGATCTTCATGTGGAGATCCTCGATGGGCTTAACTCCACATCACCAAAGATCAGCATCGGTGACGATTTGAACACTCAGAAGCTCTTTAAGCTTACCAGTGCCAATGATGAAATCAACTACCGTCTAGACTTCAAGGATTCACCCTTCCAGTATCCCACTGGTGGATCCATCCGCGTCTACATTACAGGCGCGGTTACCACTGGTCATATCAAGGTCAGTGGCCACTACCGCGTAAAGGCGGAGCGATTCCTAGACCTAGCCGTAGATAGTGATAAGGACAACATTCTCACCATCAAGGATATCTTCAGCCAAGATACCAAGACTTGTCTCTACAAAGATGCACGCTGGGTTAATCGTCATCCAGCTCTAGATATCAAGTGGCCGACCCGAATGTATGCCCAGCGAGAAAAAGGCATGCTTCCCAATGCTGGATATGTGAACATCAATGATGTGAAATGGACCGCCCGCAACAAAGAAGAATTCAATTCCCTATTCCGTATAAAAGAAGCAGAAAAGCCCAGTGTTCTCAAAACCAAAAGTGTGGAGTTTGCCTACAATGGTATCTCGACTAGTCCTGCGGTAATCCCCGCTACGGAACTCATTGGTAATTCGTCAAAGGGATTCTATCGTATTCATAGAATCACTCTAGATGTCACAGAGGCCTTTGTAGAGTCGGCAGCTTCGATTACGGTTGGTACTATCTCAGACCCAGATGCCTATCTAAACGTGGATGAGCATCTTTCTCTGACTGGTGAGCATGATTTCTATCCTTCGGAAATGATCAACAACTCACTGATGTCAAATTCGGCAGTGTATGTGAAATATAACCATCTGGGTCTTGCCCCGTTGGGTGCCAACATTGGTAAGGTCAAGGTAACGGTGGAGGTTGAACACATCGTTGAATCTATACTTCCAGGTGATCGTGCATGGGTATATGACAACGGTTCGGGTGATTGGATGACTTATCGTGCCATCGATACCGGTGTAACCATTCTAGGAATCGCCAAACCCACACATGAGCTTCAGAGCTCCGTGGTCACTCTTTCTACGGCTCTGCCTGATATCACGGGGACGGCACCCATCATTCTAGATGGAGTAGTATCTGACGAATATCAAAACATCCATACCATTCGCACGGTGAATCAGGCTAGATTCACCCTAGACGGTTCCAAAGACGAAGTGGAACTTATGTACTTGTTCTACGATGCGGGCATGGTGGTGGACAAGCTTACGTTCAACGTAGTGAGAGCATTCACGGGTGGTAGCGAGGCCGCGGCGATCAGCGTGGGTAGCGCTGACGATACCGAATTGTTCTTAAACCGCTTCGAACCAATCAATGATGATGCTTCTTACGCCAATGTTTTGGCTCCAAAGCCAGCATTCCTATATGGCCGCCCAATTGAGATTGATATCTTTGACACCAGTCTTAAGGTGGCGGAAGGTGATTCGACTGTTTCTGTTGAAGTTGTCCGCTCAGGTAATATCTACCTTACTCCTTCGAGTATTGCGGTGAGTTCTTCTGGGTCAGGATACACCAGTCCACCAGAAGTCGTGGTTACCGGTCCTGAGGGTCTCAAGGCAACAGCAGTTCTAGCGGGTGGAGTTCTCTCGATTGACCTCACCAATGCGGGCGAAGGCTATACTAGCGTACCAACAGTTGAACTTGTAGGTGGTGGTGGTTCCGGAGCGGTCGCAGTAGTTGATCCTGCTGACCTAGAAGATGGTAGAATTCTAGGTGTGACAATCAGCAATGCAGGAACCGGCTACACCAGCGCACCCACGGTATTGTTCCATCACGATTATGGCTCAGGAGCCGCTGGCGAAGCTAGGATGAACTATGGGGTTAGTCGAGTTGTAATCCAGGATCCTGGCAAGTGCAACTATTCGGGCGCAGTAGCCCCTGTGGTTACATTCTCGGGCGGTGGTGTGGTTCCAGGCGTCTCGGGTACACATGCAGTGGCCACCCTGGCTACGAGCCCCACAGTCCCTCTGGTGAGCACTGTAAGATGGCGCTACCGCCTTAAGGGCGCTCTTACTTGGACTACACCATCGAGTAACACGTTGACATTCAATTCCGTGGTCAATCCGGGTGTGAGTGGTAAGGATCATTGGCTCCGAGTCATAGCGTTGCCAGTCCCGTCGTCCATTAACAAAACGACAACGTATGAGATCCAACTTTATGATGGTGTGAACGCGACTGCCATTGACCGCATCGCCGAAGTGCAACTTGTGAACACTACAGCTGACAACCACAGCATAGACCTCGCAGTCACCGGCACTACCGTAGTTGATGGCTCACTTTTCAATGCAGATGATTCCATGATCGCCTACCTTGAAGCTAATGGCAATAGGGGCCTCCTCACGGTAGTTGTTGACTACCACTATGAGAGTGGGTTTGAACTTCTGGACGCTAGTGGCTCTCCAATCAGTGGCGACGAACAGGGTGAGGGCGGCAACCTTCTCATCTGGGAACCAACTCGATTTGCCACCTTGAACAAGCTCAATACCTTCACTCCTCTAGTGTCGCGTCAAGTTGGCGACATTGTTGAAATTGATGGACCATCGGGCTGGAGAGTTCTTGAATGGTCGGGTGATGAATTCCGCACCATCCGCACAGAGGGAGCCAAGGTTGATAGCAATCAGATCACCAAGGCTGCAATCTATAATACCCTGACCAATAATGTTGAGCAGGTCCTGCAATTGTATGATCCCTACAAAGGAATCATTCCTGGGGTGGCCGATCGTGAGATCACCTACAAGCTGCCATATGATCCCGCAGGATACAACGCTATCGAGGGCGAAACTGTTAATGAACCCATGGTGTGGGGCGACGAGCAAGTTGGCACGCTATGGTGGGATATCAGCGCTGTTCGTTATCTAGAATATGAATCCTCAACTACGGAATATCGCTGGAAGAACTGGGGCCGCATGGCTCCGGGTAGCACCATCGAAGTCTATGAGTGGACTAAATCCACCATTCATCCCAAGGATTGGGAAGCTTCAGTTTCATCGGGTGCTAAGATCACGGGAACTGCCGATAAGCTGAGTGGTGAGGTCCGTCCTGGTACACTGGGTTGGGTTGAAACCTCCCAGTGGAACCCAGTGGTACAGGCTCAGGAAACCGTCTACTATTTCTGGCTCAAGAATGTCACCACACCAAGCAAGCGCGTGGATCGCAAACTCACAGCTATTCAGGTAGCTAGCGTGATCACAGATCCAGTAGCCAACGACATTCCTTACTTTGCAGTTATCCAAAGCAACAAGGTCATCGTGGGAGGCGTCAAGCAATTCCTCACAGACGAAGATACCGTGTTGAAGATCAACTGGGCCGTGGATGGCACTGAAGTCAACCATCACAAACAGTGGATGCTGATCCGGGAAAAGGACGAGCGTAACATCATTGACACTCAGCAATGGAGTAAACTCACAGACAGTGTGGTTGGCTGGGATAGCAACAGCGAGGTCAAGAATGTCAAGGGCGTAACCCTAACCAGTGTGTTCAATGAAATATCTGAAACCATTACGGTTTCAGATGCCAGCCAACTCCTCCCAGTGGGCGAACTTGAGATTGGCGGTCACTGGTTCACGTATGCTTGGAAGCAGAATAACACTCTCTTTGGTATCACCAACACTACTGAAACGGTATTCGGCGTAGGTACTGCGGTGGAGCAGAAAAGTGTGGTGGAGAATCCACGAATGGTTCCCGCTCCTCTGCTCACCAAGAGCGAGGCTTTGGGTAACCTTATTCGCCCTCGCCAGAGTTGGTTTGCCGCCGAAACTGACGGTCGCCCAAGTCATAGAGCTCGCAGCCTACTCATCGAAAGCATCAACGCGATCCTGAGCAAGAAGCCATTCGTAGATGTTTGGTTCAACTGGCGTGAGGTCTTCGAATCCTCGGAACCATTACCCTATCCACACGAATATAGCTTTGAAGCGCCTGACATGGACTACCGTGATGCGCTGTTGGATGAAGGACAAGTCGTAATCGGTCAGCGTATTCTGCTCACCGATACACAGACTGCTAATGGTTTCTGGACTCTATGGCGATATGATCCCAGTCATCCACAGAGTGATAGCAAGGGTTTCTTTATGGAACGTGCGCAGAAATGGCGTATGCAAGAAGGTGAACTCTGGCAGTATGCCGATTGGTATGCTGAGGGATGGAGCAAGAGTGATTTCCCCAACTACCGCTTTGCTGATCGCGCCACTCGTGATGCCGCGAACATTGTGGATGAAACTCTCCTTAAAGGCACTCTGGTTCAAATCGACAGACAAGACGCTAATGATTCTCGTTGGTCCTGGAGCGTTTATACCAACGGAGGCTGGGAAGTGGTGGCCGTACAAAACGGAACCATCGAGCTCAAGGATAGTTTCTACCGTAGCGACGCTCTGCTCTATGGATACCAGGGCTATGATCTCACGGCAATTACTAAGCGTGATGGTTCTCATGAACTCCGTTGGTTACTAGGGCACTTCTACGATACTCTGTTTGACAAACTTCAGATCAATGAGCTGTTCTTCGATATGCTCAAGGGCGCACTCGCACTCAATCAACAGGTTGATTGGGCATTCAAAACCTCGTTCCTCTATCTGGGTGGATACTCCGAGGAACTACGTCAGAGCCCATTGGCCTTCAAGGATCAAATTGATAACGTGGTCAAATATGTGGAAGAGGTCAAACCATACCACGTTAAGATTCGTGACTATGTGCGTAGACTGTCCACAAAGCCAGATATCGCACGCACCGGCGTCACCGACTTTGACCGTCCTGTATATGCAACCGGTATGAACGAGTACCGCAATCTACGCTTCAATGATCCTCTAGATCTTGAAATCATGCAGACGCGGAAGCCTTGGAAGGACTGGTACGACAACTATCAGAATGGAAACTTGAATCTACTTCGCTGGGATGCGACGTGGAACCCAATTCGTCGACTCAAAACCCGCGTACTCTTCGACCGTATTGCGAGTGATGAAGTATCAGGCTGGGATATGCCTGATGTGCCATGGGATAGCAATGAGGACCACTATACTGGCACGCATGGTAGTGTGAGCAGCGGTGATCTAATTGACGACGCCGACCCATATGGAGACATCGCGGTTCGTAACATGGATGAGCGCAATAACCTGGTCCGCCGTCGCGAGATCTCAGCCGGAACCATCGTGACCGTCGCTCGTGACGACACTCAATGGATCTGGGATGGCACGATGTGGCATGAGATTTGGGCAGTGTCTTGGGACAGAGATTGGGCCTCAAGTATGGTTGATCGCGTTAACCAGTATTACGAACCACGTCCCGGTATGAAGCGTAAGGCATTCAACGAACTTCTTGAGGGCGTGGACTTCCGTGGAACAACGGCACTGGGTGATCCATTCGCACAGGGAATGTACGACCAGTACGTCTGGGACTTCGAATCAGGCTGGGGCAACGAGCGTGAACTCGCCATCGGTGTCGACGTGTCAATTGAGGACCGTTCATTCCTAGATACTGCCGCAGATGTTGATGGCATCCGCACCGAGGCCGGTGAACGCACTATGGATCCAGTGTATGACGAGGAGAGTGGCCTGTTCAAGGTTCCCACTACTCTTCCAGGAAACATTGCCGTGCCAGTGGTGTCTCCGGATATCTACGGCCCAGCTGCTATTATGCTTGATGGTGGTGACTTCATTCAACCAACGGTTGATAGTGGGCATCCTGACGAACTACTGAAAATGCGTCCTCGCGCACCATTGGTGATCACAGTTTATCAAAAGACAGGTGGTCTTTTGACTCAACCCACCGCGATGAGATTCTTCAAATCAGGTATGGACCGATGGGAGGCTGTTCGCCTTCTAGACAAGGACGTGACCCTTGCGGAAGACCTTACGGTAATCAAGAACACTTCCACTGAAGTCACCATTCAGGCTCCTTCTGCAATCTTCCCATTCCATGATCCCGAGAATCCTAGCCAGCCCTTCTTGGATTCACTGAGGTTGAATTTGGGTAAAGCCAAACGTGACGTGAATGGTGACATTATTCTCGACGCTAATGGTGATATCGAAATTGATGAGATAGAACTTGCAGCCATCGCGGCCCGCACTCATCCAGGTGTAATATGGATTGGTAAGGAACGCCTAGTTTATTGGGGAGTGGAAGCTCTTGCGGCCAACAAGTTCAAACTTACTGGAGTCGAACGTGGTACAGGTTCTACATCTAGAGCTGCCACCGAGAAGCAGTCGAGGACTTTCTATAACGCCTCATCGACACTCACACTGGCTATCAACAATGCCAATTGGGATGGTCTGGCTGAGCATGTGTTCGTGACTCTGATCTTCACAGCAGCTGGAAAGCCCACCTACGTTCAGCGCCTTAACTTGGGTCCTGACTACATCGTACAGGGTACCAACGTGGTTCTCACACAGGCGGCGACCACATACACTGGTTATCAGGCAGGATATTCCGTTACTAAAGTACTAATAGCGGCTCAGACATCTAACTGGACTAACGGCAATGCTGTGAAGATCCACGCCATCGGAGATGAAGTTCTAGAAGGCAGCATCACCCAGTGGCTACCAGGTGTGAATGGTCGGGCCAAAGTGTGGCCCGAGAATTCAACTACTGACAAGCTCGAGGCTCAGAATGCCTCTTGGAGAACTTTCCTCCTAGCCACAGTAACGCCAGGACCAGAGAGGATCTAAGGATCCTCTCTGGAGTAAATAGTAGCACATAATTGGGAGACACCATGGACTACGATATCGATGATGACGCTACTCCAAAAGTCACTGGTCACCTTGTGATCAAGGACGTGGAGAGCGGTGAAGTGCTACTCAACAAGCGCAATGCTATTCACTATGAGAACTTCTCGGTTGCCATGGGCCGGGCTCTAGCTAACCGCCCAGATGGTAACATACATGAGATGCACTTTGGTAGCGGTGGTTCAACGGTAAGTGGCACGGGCGCCATTACCTACTTCCCACCCAACACCACAGGCAGTGCCGCCAACCTCTACAATCCCACCTATTTCAAGGTGGTGAATGACTTAAGTCCACTCAATGTCGATCCAAGTAAGAATTTCATTGAGGTCAACCATCTCAATAACACCATCTACACGGACATCGTGATTACCTGCACGCTGGATTATTCCGAGCCTGCTGGTCAGAGTGCCTTCGATGACGACACGGATCTAGAGAGTGATTTCGTCTTTGACGAGATTGGCCTGAAGACCTACGACCCAGTGGCGGGTAGTGGTCTTCTCCTCACTCACGTGATCTTCAACCCAATTCAGAAGAGTCTGAATCGCCTCATCGAGGTCATCTACACTCTTCGGATTCAAATGTCCTAATGGATAACCTGGGCTTTAATGCTCCAATAAATATGAATAACAACAGGAGTCCGGGATGACCTACAGAATCCATAAGTCCGACGGAACTATTCTCGTCAATCTAACAGACAAGACAAAGGACACCGCCAACACCAGTCTAGCACTGTTGGGTCGTGGCGTAGTCAACTATGGAACGGCGGTCGCAGAGAACTTTGTGAAGTTGATGGAAAACTTCAACCACAGCGTGGCCCCTGATAATCCACTACCTGGCCAATTTTGGTCTGACAGTGGCAACGATACTTTGAAGTTCTATTATGATGGGGCTTGGATCAGTGCCCTGACGTTTATCAATGGCGTTGCTAACCTTTCCGGTCTTCCACCCCATGCGGTGGCGGCAACTCCCAATACCTTGAGTGTTCGTAACAGTGCAGGCGATCTAACCGCCACCGCATTCCACGGCACCGCTGATTTGGCTCTGATGGCCAATAACGCGACTTCAGCTGGTACCGCCGGTTTTGCAAGTGACGCGGGCTTGTTGAATAGCTATGTGAGTAGTGCGTCTGGTACGGCTAATACGATCGCTCGCCGAGATTCATCAGGCAACCTTACGGCCCCACAGTTCCTCGGTAATGCTACAACGGCAACCACCGCTGCGAATGCCACCAATGCCAGTTTGGCCACACTTGCAACGACCGCCACGTCTGCTAATACTCTGACCAACAAAGCGCCTGCTACTGCGGCCACGATTAATACCGTCGCGGTGCGAGACGGCACTGGTTCGATCTACGCGACCACATTCTACGGTACATTCAACGGCACGTTCATTGGTTCGAGTGGAAGCGCGACGACGGCAGATTTTGCCACCCTCGCAGGTACGGCTAACATCGCCACAAACGCTTTGGATGCTGACCACGCCGATCTTGCAGATCTAGCTACTTTGGCGACACTGGCGACTAATGCGACCAACGCAGTCAACGCGACCAACGCGGTCAACGCGACCAACGCGGTCAACGCTACTACCGCCACTAACGCCACGGCATCCGTTAACTCTGCCAACTCTGCTAGACTGGATAACAAGCTGCCAAGTGTAACCTCGGTCAACGACACCGTGGTGGTTCGATCCTCTACTGGCGCAATCGCAGCTAGTAAGGTGTTTGCTGATGCTCTAGAACTTCCACACGTCATCGGTGTTTCTGGTTGGCTACATCATGCCGGCGGCGTCATTGAACAATGGGGATATATCACGGGCCCGCTAAGTGAAGGAAGCTATACAATCAGTTTCCCAATCGCATTCCCTGGTTCGTGCCTGCAAGTAACTGGTTCACCACACAATCCTTACCAAAGTAATAGCGTTCACTTTGATCTACAGGTGGTGAGTCTCAGTGCCAGTAGTGCTGTAGTTTATTTCCAACGTGGTGGTGACAGTAGTGGAACAATTCCAGGAATGTTCTGGAGAGCGCTAGGAACAAGTGAAGTGGTCAACATGGCCGGCGTCACAGGCGGCAGCTATTCTCCACCAGTACAGGGTGGTGGATCTGGAGGCGGCGGTAATGATGGTACTGGCTCTGGCGGCGGCGGTGGTACCCTCGCTGTCAGCGTATAAGAAAAGAGCGGGGCAATGCCCCGCTCTTTTGCTATCAGGATGGTTTCTGCACGCAGAGTATTTCAAACATCGTACCAGTGTCACTGATGACTTTATATCCCAGAGTACTGTGGTACTCGTTAATCGCGAACTCACCCCCTGCAAGACGCTCGTTGAGCTGTTCTTTGGGGAAATAGGTGTCTGGTTCCTCGACCTCTACGTCAACGGTGGTGAGATCGAACTCATCGGCCAAATGGATTACCTGTTCATAGAGCTTCGCACCTCCGATTACAAAGTACTGATCTAGATCCGATATACGGCAGAGGCTGATGGCCTGTTCGGTCGCAACTTCAAGACTGGCTACTACGCATACCTTATCACGGTCCTTCTCCCTAATCTCAATCGTATCGGGATGGCTTGTGAGAATGATGCTGACCCTACCAGGTAGTGCTCGCCCACCAAAACTTTCCCAAGTGGTGCGTCCCATGATCATAGGAAAACCCATAGTGCGTTCCTTGAACCGCTGAAGATCTTCGGGAACCTTCCAGGGAATCGTGTTCTCCTTGCCAATGGCACCATTCCGGTCCATGGCGGCAATCACAACCATACGAGGAATCATGCGCTCACGTCCGCTTTGATAATGGGATGGCACTCGTATCCTTCAAGTTGAAAGGAGTCAATGGTGTATGAGAAGATGTCCTGCGCTTTCTCGATATTCATGGTGGGGAAGGCGTAAGGGTTCCTGGTGAGCTGAAGGTTCACCTGTTCCATATGGTCATTGTAGATGTGGACATCGCCAAAGGTATGCACAAACTCACCGAGTTCAAGATCACACTGTTGAGCAATCATCATCGTCAATAGTGCGTATGATGCGATGTTGAACGGCACGCCGAGGAAGACGTCGGCCGACCGCTGGTACAGCTGACAGCTGAGCTTGCCGTCGGCGACGAAGAATTGGAACAGGCAGTGGCAGGGCGGTAGGGCCATGTATTCAATCTCACCAGGGTTCCAGGCCACTACTATATGTCGACGTGAATTTGGATCGGCCTTTAGACGCTCCACAAGGTCTTTGATCTGATCCACGTGCTTTGTAAATTGGCCCGCACTCATTCGGTCACCATCTCTATTGGTCACGAAATGCTCAATTGGGCTTTCCCAGTTTCGCCATTGTTTGCCATAAACGGGACCGAGTTCACGAGTCTCAGGATCGCCCCAGGCCTTCCAGATGTTTACGTTCTTGTCCTCGAGTTCCTTGGCATTCGTAGACCCACGAAGGAACCATAGAAGTTCCTCGATGATACCACGCAAGAAGACTTTCTTGGTGGTCAGGAGGGGAAAGCCCTCATTGAGATTGAAACGAATTTGCCGGCCAAACACGCCCCGCGTGCCCGTACCGGTACGATCTCCACGATCGACTCCATTGTCGAGAATATCTTTGAGTAGGTCCAAGTAACCCTGCTCGCCCGTGTTAGCCATTTGTGACTCCTGATGAACTGTTAGCCAATTCTAATTATCAGAAGCACTATACGCTCACTCAGGAATTGAACTCAATAAAATCTCGGCGTAATAGTCTAGAGCATCTCCGATAGCCTCAAGATTAAGGATCAAAGCGACGCTGGCCACGTCTTCACGCTCTAGGTTCTCGGGATCACTGATGAGGTTGAACACCTCATCACAATCCATGAGGGTGACTTCACCCGAGTAGCTAGTTACTCGTGCGCCGTCGATAAACTCTTCAGGTACGTCCTTGAATTCAATATCTTGAATAAGGTCCTCAATGAACTCATTTTTCTTGTTCATCGTCTTCACTCCATATGAGCTTTACCGCTGTTTGGTAGCGGTCCCAAAGAGTGCGAACCAGTTCGTTGGATTCACGTAGATCACGCTCTCCAATGTATTTAATCAGTTCCTCATGGGAAACACTGGCTACTTTACCCCAAGGAAGACGGAAAGCCTGCTCGTCAGTCTGCTTGGAATCTAAGCGAATGACCTGGTTGCCATAAGAGGTTTCCAGGGTGCCGACTCGACCTATGACTGAGGTACCAGACCAAATGGCCGTCCCCGAGATAGTCGCTGCGGTCGTATTGCAGGTAGATGATGTTGCTGTGGTTGCTGATGTGATAGCAGTGGAAGGACTGACTGCGAACTCGTCAGTCTCTATGATGGAGGAATTTTCCTCGACCTTGTTGTGAATGATACTCATTTCTCTTCCTCTTTGTCGAAGCCACAGAGCCGAAGAGTCATCATGAACTTCTTCCAGGCCCCCGCCACGGTTTCATTGCTGTGAACGGCTTTCAGCATTATATCAAAGTGATAGGCCTGTGTGAGACGCTTGTGAAGTTCCACCTTAAGTGCAGGTAGGATCTCTTGGAAGTCCTCTTCCTTGATATCCTTGAGGCTACTGTTGATGCCAGTCTTGATACCAGAATCCTTGATGATATCCTCAATTTGATGCGCCAGAGTATAGCGATTGTCTTCGCTCTTGCTGAGCTTCTTTCTAAGCTCAGCGTTCTCTGCATTGAGTTTGGCAATGAGATCACCCCATTCTTTGCGGCACTTTTCTTCGATTGTGGTTGGATAACTCATTCGTATTCAATTCCTGAGAGTCTACGGATCATCTGCAGATCCAAGAACATCTTACGGACCTGATCATCATCGTGAACATCTTCCATGAGCTGATGCCAACGAAGAGCAGCCAGACACATCTTGTCGTATGCGTACTCAAACTTTCGGATCTGGGCCTGCAGTCTCTCTTGAAGCTCGATGGTTGTTTCCAGATCCAATGAGGTCTGATACATCCATTGGTAGTCTTCATCGGATGTATTCTTTGAAGAACTATCCTCTTCGGATACGAAATCAACTTCTTCACCATACCAGTGGGCCTGAAAGACTTCCTCAGCCAGGGCGGCCCCGCGTGGACGGAACTTCACATTATGTTGTCGACCCATTCGGGCTTCGAGTTGAGAATTGATACGATCAGTGTCTCCGCAGAGATGACCGCCTATCGTCGAGTCGGCTCGATTACCGACTACGGCCAGCTTGGCTTTGGGTTGGGACCGACCAGCCAACCCAACGTATCCACGGCCGGTCTTCGCGGAAGATACCGGGCCTGCGGTCGCGATAGTGAGTTTTGTTGCTGGGGTTTTGGCCATAATGAAGAATCCTAGGAACAGTTATGTTCCTAGGATTCTGGCATACCATTCAGAGTAGAGTCAATTTATTGTAGCTCGTTCCGGTCCTTCATGAGGTCGGAGTGTTCGATTGTAGCTAGAATAACAGCAGCGGCTTTGATCAAACTGTCTTCGAAGTTCTCCTGGAGAGGAACAACCCCATTTCGACGAACTTCAGCATTCACGTAATGGGAAACAATTGCAACCCAGTCTCCCGGGGTGTTCTCTCCATCCCATTCAGATCCGGGAAGGTCGAACTGTCGTTGACGTTCTTCCCGGATCTTTTGAATGATTTCATCTATTCTCGACATGGTTATTTCGCCTTACGAGGACGACCCACTGGACGTTTAGCAACCGGTTCAACGGCTGCCTTCAGTTTGTCTTCGCGGAATGCCGCACGGTCCAGGAAAGCCTGGACCGCGTCATCGTCTACACTGATGCCGTGGGCGGCATCAGTGGTAATCTCGGGAGCCACATAAGCTGTGGATTGAATCTCAGCCGCTCTTACGGCCTCGAAGTAGGCAGCCGCGACGTCACTTGGCAGGTCTCCAACGTCTACACTAAAAGCCTCTGGCTCTGGTGCCGCCACGACGGGTTCTTCACGTAGAGCCTCCACGACCTGTTGGGGTGTGGGAACGCTTGGTTGAACCTGAGGACGGAATTGCGGAGCAATGTCGTAGGCTTGTTGAAGCTTACGATCGGCTTCGCTCTTCAGATCCAGAGCTTGTTGAATGAGATTGCGAGCACGCATCTCATTCTTCTCGGCACCATCCAGGCTGACCGCTTCTTGGAAGCGATCACGCACGACTTCAATGTCAGCCTGTGCTTCCGCGGGAGTCTGCTTCATCATCTTGATGATGTCCTCGAGAGGCATCGGCATATTCGGACGGGGGAACATCAGGATGTTACTGATGGGTTGAGCCTGCATGAAGCCGCGGACGTGCAACGAACTCATGATGTCCTGACCGGTATCTGGTAGCATACGACGGTTCAGGATGTTGGCCAGAATTGGGGTTTGTTGTCCCTCAACGCTGTCGACGACATGCATCAGTGCGTCGTGATAACTGTCGGGTAGCGAGTCGGTATCAACCACCAATGCGTGGTCTTCTTTACCGGGAATCTGCAGGAACACCACCGCAATGCGGCGATCAGTGTTCTTGAGACGACCAATGTGTCTCTTGATATCCATGGAATTCTCCTAGGGGTTAGGCCTTGGCAGCCTTCTTAGGTGCAGCTGGCTTCTTGGTAACTGGTGCATCTCCGTCATCTTCGATGATGGGCTCACCACCTTCTTGCTTAGGAGCGCTGGCCACGATGAAGGAAACCAGTTTATCACGTACGGCTCCAACGCCGCTCATTTCCTCACCACGGAATGCTCCTCGACTACAAGCTGCATCAATCACCTTAACGGCGTTCTCGAGGTCTTGTAGCGAAAAGCTTGGACCCTGTAGGTCCGGGGCAACTTCGGTCATAAATCTCTCCTTGGTTAGTGTTATAAAGGACCGATCTAAGTCAGAGTATAAGGGACTGGGAGGTACCCAGTCAATATTCTGGTACTTCTATTTAGTTAAGTGCGTACACAACTTGAGTAGAAGTCATGGAAAAGGCTCTGATTTCTCAGAGCCTTTTCTTTACCGCTTGGTGCGGATGGTGACTAGGTTGGGGTCCCAACCCAAGAAAGCAATCCACGCGGGGTCAGGGACCACGATTGGGTTGTTCATGGACTTGGTTACCAACTCGTAGTAACCAGGACGACGAGGATCACCACACTTGGGCTTCATGGTCAAGAAGTGCGCCTTCTTGAGGTTGCAAGCCGAGCAAGCGGCTACGACGTTGTCCCAGCGGGTCTTACCGCCGTGGAAACGAGGCAGGACGTGGTCCAGCGTCAGGAGGCTTCTGTCCTCCTTGTGGTTCACACCACAGTACTGGCACTCGTAGTTGTCGCGCAACAGGACGTTATTCCGGCTGAACTTCACCCCACGGTTCACACGGACGTAATCGCGCAGCATGATAACGCTGGGCACCGTGATGGTTGTCGAGGGCGAGTGGACCTGCCAGTCAGCATATTCAGCCATAACTTCGGCGGCGCCGGAGTAGACCTGCTTGACCGATTCTTGCCAACCGAGGGTGCTCAGAGGCACCACGCTCAGGGGCAGACAGTCCGCGTTCAGTACAAGAGTATTTCCCATGTTGTTCACCAATTGAAGTACGGGGTATTTATGAGGACCCCGGATTGCATTCTAGAATAGAGTGGCTGATACGTCAACCATTTAGTGGTAAGTGAAACTCTGAATTACGAGTTCACCGTCTCGAATTTTAAGATCGGCGGTGGTAAGTCGCCCACCTTTGCCTGATCCGGTATCCATAAACACGGCCGTTCCACCCACCTCACCTTTGATTTGAAGGGGCATGTGGGTTGATCGAATGTCGTGACCTACGAGAACTTGGCAACCGGATGGGATTCTATCAACCCAGTCGTAGATACGATTTGGCTTGCCATCATCTAAGAATCGACGGTTCTGATCCACCTCACCAAAGAGTGCGATAGATTCTAATCGACCCATGAGTCTGTGATCGTGGATCTCGAACATCTCGGGCTCCGCACCACCATGCACAAACAGAGTCTTACCAGCGGAAAGATGTTGATAGCTCAAGTGCATGAGTGCTTGAAATCTGACCTCGAATCGACGACGTTCGTCAAAGCGCAGATGTTGAATGGCGTCCGTGGTCACTCGGTTGCCTTCACTCAGCTTGAGGCGCACGTCGTTCGCCGCATCCTGTTCCAACCATCTGGAGATCTTACGTTCATGGTTTCCCATGATCATCACACCACGACCACGCGTCACAACGCCATAGACGAGTTCAACACATTCCAGAGGATGCGGACCATAATCAACCACATCACCCAAGAAGATCATGAAGAGGTTACGGGATTGCGCCCATTCAATGGCGCCCTTGAGAGACTCCACCATGCCGTGAATGTCTGCAACCGCGATGACTCCACTGAAGCCGCAGTCAGTGATATCACGAATGAGGTTACTTGCTGAGATCTTATGTACGGGTGAGAAATCATCATTGCGAGCATCAATCACGTTGGCCACACCATCACCACGAAGGATATCCTGACTGTCCTCTTCAGGAAGATCAGTGACCACATAGTAGATGGGTACGCCCAATTTCTGAGCTGTTTGAGTCATTGCGGTTCTGTCACTCTTCCGGTAGTGCAGCGCATCAACGACCACTCGCTCTCCCAACTCTAGCTTGAGAGTGGCCTGGTGATTGATCTCACGGTTGACTAAAGGCGCGACATCACGGCGATTCTCATCACCAACTAGACTCATTCGGATCTGATTGGGCGATAGAATGTCGTGCGGGGAGAACTTACTGAGCAAGGAGGTGCGTTCCTCTGAAGTTGGTCCCACCATGAGCACCAGGCAGTGCAGGGGAATCTTTTTCATATTTTCATTTCCTCTCTACAACTGAACGAACCAAAGGCTCGTTCCGCACCAGATGCAGAGCTTTTATCTACAGTTTTAACTGCCTCTATTTACTCCAGAAGTGCCGCCACTCTAGCGGAAGTCCTCGCATCATACAACCCACTGGATAGTTGCAGGATAACAAGGACTTCCGAGAGCGGAAGATCATGCGGTGATCTCAGCCGAGCCATCAGCAGCGATGTGAATCGTACCCTTGCGAATACGCAGGCTGCCCTTGGTAGAGGGGTTGTCTGGGGTCTCACGGGTAGTCCACGGAGCCATACAATTGATGTGATTGAGGTAGTAGCTCTTACCCTTCGCCTTCAGTGTCCACATGGGCATGAAGGGAAACTCCAGCGAGATTTTGTTGAAGTGGAAGTCGATGTTGCGGGCGTCTTCGATGACCAGAGGAAACTGGGCGTTCTGCTCTCGAAGACCCTGTTCCATACCGATGATCTTGTCTCGACGGATCTTGGCTTCATCGAGAACCGTCATGAGCTTGTGGCCCATCACACGTTGACGGCGGAGTTCAGCCTGCAGCCTAGACATCTCAGGCCAGAACTCATTCTCTCGATAGCCTCGGCCATCCTGTTGCGCTTTGCGTTGCAGGTCTTTGACCCGACGCTTGGTGGCCCGCTTCTCTTGCATGAGGGTTGCGTGGAGGTCACGCCAGTCGCGCCTCCACTGCAGGTATCCCTCACGGTCTTTGAAGTTGGGCTTCATTCCGTGAACGCTCATCTCGCTCTCCCTTAAGCCGCTTCAGGCAGACGAGCCGCACGTTGCGCCGCCGCCGCCTTCTTTGCAGCAGCCAGTTCCAGGTTCATCTGGTTGGCTTGAGCACGGGCGTAGTGGAGCCGGCTCTGTAGGCGTGGTTGTTCGTCCCACTCGGCCAGCTTGAGTTCGCGACGCTTGTCTCGAATCAGTTGGCTCTGAGCCTTGTAGTTGGCCCTCCATTCGGCACGGTAGGCCAGGTATTCTTCGCGGGTGGTGAAAGTGAAGTTAGTCATTTTGTGATCCTCCATAGGTCAACTTGAAAAGTACCGCAATATCGCGGCGTTCGAAATACCATGCGGTGTGATTGGCATTTGCCCAAAACCCGCATTGTTTGTCCTTGCACCAGTTCATCAGGTCGGTGACATTCACCGACCCTTTGTGTTTCAGGTACACGGTAGCGCAGTCCGGCCAGGTTTCCCGAAGGAACCGGGACCAGTTCTTGTCCCTCATTTCTGTGGGTGGCGAGCACCAGCCAACTTGGTGTTCTTTGAGAACATCCACGTAGGCTTGTCGCGCCTTGGTTCGGATTTCTTTTATTTCCATCAAGCCACCGCCGAGAAACGCTTGGTGATGTCGTGAGCTTGTTCCCGAGTGCAGGGACCAATACCCAGGGCCGTAACGATGGGTTCGCCCTCGCTGAAGCCGGGATAGATGTTGCCGCTATCGGTAATCAGGCTAGTGATCAGTCCTGCGTCTTCGGCTTCTTGAAACGCTCGCTGCAGGGCAGCTTCGTTCTTAGCCTTCAGGATGATCTGGGTGCCAATGAAATCCGGACCCTGGTAGATACGCAGGAGTTCGGAAGCATGGCGCTGAGCCAGGAGGGCACAGTTTTTCGCGGCGTGACATGCTTGGGCGGCGAGCCGTCCGGGGGTCATGTTCAGGTCACCACGAATGATGGAGTAGATTCGAAGCTGATCACCGAGGGCGATCTCTTCCGGGGTAAACTCATCCCCTTGAGCAGTCTTTGGTGCAATCTACATGGTCATTTGTTTAGTCCTCTGTTTGGGAGCCGGCCAACCCGCTTCCTCTTCTTGTAAGTTAGGCTCTTTCCAGAAAGTGTCAACCACTAAAGGTAAGAAAGTTTGAAAAGAGCCGTTATGTCCTTGGATGGAAACATGAAAATAATGTCTTTCATCTCCACAGTTCGCCCATCTGGCGTCTTGGCGTACTTGCCATTGCCCTCCAGTTTGTATCTGATTCCCTGCTCTCGCATGAAATCTAAGATACCTTCGGGCCATGTTGGTACGTGAAATGTGCCACCAGACTTGTTGGTTTTCTTGACCCACGAAATGCCGTGCTTCTTGCGGAAGTCAAACCACTGCAATCGGATAGACAAGTCATCCTTGGCTACCTTGTGTTTGACCATCCCACCCTTAGCCATTTAACGCCACCGCAGTTTGAACATCATAGCATCGCGTGGTGATTCGAAGATCACACCCACGCTGTAGCTGCAACCACTGTCCCAGCCAACCTTACTATACTGACCAAACTTCACACCATCAACCAACCATGGATCAATCTGATCAAAGGTATGTCGGGTGAAACTGGGCAGCTTCACGAGGTACC